CATCCAGATCCCAAAGATCGGCGCCAATGTTTAAGTATTCCGATGTGCGGATGAACTCAGGGCCCACGCCCATGTGCCAGTGATCTGGCAGGTATTCGCCCGGGTATCCGTAAATTGAGCCGGTCAGCAGCGCGTAGGCCAGCATCGGCGCCGGCATGTCCAGGTAGACGTATTCGGTCACCTTGGGCGCATTGTCGCGCTTTTCGTCTGGGTCCACCTCAATGGTCAGCGGTGTGGTGCCCAGGACGCCACGTGTCACCTGCCTCAGCGTATTGGTGCTTTCATCAACCTCTTCGGCCATGGCGATTTCAAAGGCGTCATTCTCACCTTCCAGCCGCACCAGGCAGATGCTTTTCCCGCTGGCCAGCGTCCGCCCTGACGGGCTCACCGGCTGCTTCACCAGCTTCAGGCCATTGACGGAGTACACCTCAATCTCCGTGTCATCCGCAGCCAGGGAGGCGCTGAGCGTGGTTTCCTTCAGGACAAAAATGTCATCACGCATCTGGCGCTGAATATCAGCACACTTGAAGGTGTATTCCTGCTCTTTGTAGGATGCCCCCTGGATAAGCTGGGTCTGCACAAGCGTGAAGGAAGACCAGGAGAGGCCAGCAAACCCCGCGTAATAGCGAACCCGCTTGTTCCGCAGACCCTTATCGTCGTTCAACTTGGCCTGCTGCAGCTCGGTCAGACCCTCATCCGCAATTCGGATGGTCATGGAGCCAATCTTGCTGTTGGCCTTGTCCGGGTCCAGCTTCTGGCTGGTGCTGTCCACCCGGGTCAGCACGCCATCGGTCACATTGGCGCCAGAAAGCCCTTCTATCGGGTGGCTGGTGAAGTAGTGGTAATCCTCGCCGCCAAAATCGAACTCAATAACAAAGCGCGGCTCTCGGACAGCTTGAGCGTTAAGGGAGCCAAAGGCGCTGTTATGCGTTCTCATCGAATACCTTCACTTGCCATGAATAGGAGTAGAACCCAGCGGAATTAACCAGCCTTTTGGCAGGATTGCCGCGTAATTTGTAGCTAACCGGGGCAACCGGGCTGCCTGGCTCCCCCATCAGGTCCAGGGTGAACGGCTCGCCGGCGGCCACGGACATCAGGAACTCACGCATCTGGGCAAGCAGCGTCACATCATCAATGGCCACCGTGCTGAAGCTGTCCCGCTCTTCAATGCGATAGAAAGTGGTGAAATCCTTGCCAGACAGCGTGGTGAGGGTGTTTTCCTCGCGGTCAAACGATGGAGACACGCTCTCGATTCCCACTTCCATCTCGTAGGCTTCACCGGCAGTGTGGCCCGAAATGACGCCTCGCCTTGCCGTGTAAATGATTACCGCCATGCTTTCTCCGGGCATAAAAAAACCCGCCGAAGCGGGTTTCTTGGTATTGGGTTCTGTTTACTGCTTCCTAAAGTAATCCTCGCAATGCGGCGCGGCCAACCTTAGCGATTCATCTCTAACGAAATCCGATGCGTGATCTTCATCGCCCAGCGGCGTCACAGTAATTCCCTTGGCTGATTTATCCACCATGGCGTATGAGCCGTCAGAAAAATAAAGCCTTCCCTGGCTGTATTTCGCCTTACCAACCGCGTCGCGATGATTCCACGAGTGACAGGTATCAACATAACCATCCGCCGCGATATGCATCGTCATAACGTATGGCCCTAGCCCGCCCGTCCATGTCCCTACAGCATAGTCAGGCGCGGGCTCCGCTGTGGCGTGGACGTACTGATTGGAATCCATCGGGCCCCAGCCAGGGGCGCATGACGCAAATACAGGGGCAAATAGGACTATCCAGTATTTACTGGTAAACCGAGTCATCAGTCACTTTGAGTTCGTCGTTTTGGAATTTCACCAACAGGGCCCTGAGATCTTTCGCGCCCTCTTGGTCGTAATACTGAGGAAATGGCTCACTGCAACCAAGCGGCGTGCACGACTTTATAACCAGCAAGGGCTTGTCCGCCGATGCGCTGAAGATAGAGAACCGGTTTTTCATCCCAGGCTGACCCCATGCAGAGCCAATCTCTTTGTCCAACATGTCTTGCCGAGAAACGGCCATCTCGGCCCACTCAAGATACTTATCAATCAACCCCGTGTACTCCGAGACCCTGTCACGGGAAAACATGATTTTCCTGAAGTAGCTATCGCCGGGTCGGTAGGAGTCCATGTAAACGGTCAGCACATCTTCACCGCCGACCACGCCCTGAATGGCGATCTGCGTATGCCGCTCCGAATACTGATTGCTGATGCTGTTGTAATCCATTGCCGGCAAGCTTTCGTTTACCGAAATCGCTCCCGGCTTCAGGCCGCCGCATGCCGAAATCAGCGCTGCCATAATTGCTATCGCAATAAATTTCATGAACCCTCCTTGTGTTTGGGGTCATGGTATCGCGGTTTTAGCTGCCGGCCAATTCTCGGCCTTGGCGGCTGGATCGGTTGATGAGGACATAATCAAGGTCGTTAATCCTCTCCCCCAACTTCCCAACAAGGGTTTCGGTAAGGCTTTCTTCATCCAGCCCAGTGACTGGGCCCTGAAAATTGATGGTTACACCGCTTCCACCTGCTCCGCCATCCAGCTGGACCGGAGCCGGAGCAGCAGGAACGGTCTGCACCCCGCCTGAAATCCCACCGCCCCCACCGCCGCCAGCCGAACCGCCCCCGCCAAATTGGGCTGACTTGATCGCCTGTAGGCGGGCACCGCCTGCTACGATAGCAGCCGCCGCTGCTGCCGCACCCAAAGCGGGGCCGACGAAAGGAATCCCAGCCATAGAGTCGTATGCTTTTTGCGCTGATGCCGGGATGCTGACCAGTGTCTGGGCAATTGCGGCGGCTTTGCCGATCTCAAACATTTTCCGGTTTTCACTGGACATCAGCCCAGTGATTTCGGATAACCCGGACGCCGCCAGACTTGCCTGCGCAATCCACCGGGCTCGATCCATGCCCTCCATTGCGTCGTTAAAGCGTTTATTCTCTGCCTCTACTGCGGCGTTCCATCGCGCCTCGTTATCAAACTGCTCCTCTCGGGCGCCATTTAGTATTTCCAGATTTCTTTCATGATGAAGCCTTAGCAGCTCCTCTTCGGTCATGTACTGCTCAAGCAGCTGTTCCCCACGGTCTATCTTCTTCTGCCGCTCTGCCTCCATTTCGGCGATAATCTCTGCCGCCGCCCGGCGCGATTCCAAGTTTCGCTCTATGGCGTCCTTCTCGGCCTCATGGGCATCAATAGTGGCGTAAGCCTGCTCGGCAGCACGGATCTGGCTTTGTGTGGCGCCATCGACAGCCAGCTTGTAGAGGTCCGCCTGGGTGGCGGTCATGCCCAGGGTCTGGGCTTCAAGGCTCAGGGCGTCGATGCGCTTCTGGATGGCTTTTGAGCCGCCAGAGTCCCCGCCAAGAGAGGGCCCGCCGCCCATTTCGGACAGGATTTCATCTGCGAACCCCTCAGAGCGCTCCTTTTTCTGTAGCGCAATTCGGTTCTTAAGCGCCTGCTGTGCGGCTTGCTCCTGGGCTTTTACGGCATCCTGGTACTGCTTTGTATACTCAGCAAGCAGCTTTTCTTCTTGCTCCAGCAAGGAGGGGTTGAAGAAGAAATCATCCTTGCCCTTCCTGATTATCTCTACCAGTTCGCGCTGTTCTTCCAGGCGGTCGTTGAGGCGAACCAGGTCACCCTCGGCAATGCCGTCTATCTTTGATGCCAGCTCTTCGCCAAGCCACTTGGTGAAGCCGACAGTCTCCTTGGTTGCTGAAGCAAGGGCCCCTGCCACATCAGCGATTGCCGTTCCCAGGGTGACCATGCTCTCTTGAAAGCCTGGATCAGTGACAATGCTGCGAAGGTCATCAATGGCGGAGACAAACTCGCTGGTATCGGTCTGCCCGAAGGTGACAAGCAGGTCATTGCGCAGCTGCTGCAGGGATTGGCCCACGGTGCGGGGCATTTGCTGGAATTCGCGGTCAATGCTGTCTGCTGTGGACAGCAAGGCGGCGGTAATGGCTTCGGCGGTAATCTTGCCATCGGCGCCCAGCTGCCGAAGTTCGCCAATAGTGACACCCAGACCCTCAGCAATGGCCCTCGCCAGCCGGGGGCTGTTCTCCATCACGGAGTTCAGCTCATCGCCCCGCAGGGTGCCCGAGGCCATGCCCTGGGCCAGTTGTCGGATTGCGCCTTCTGCTTCTTGGGCGCCAGCACCAGATACCACAAAGGACTGATTCACCGCCTTGGTGATGGTGAATAGCTCTTCATTGGCCAGGTCAAGCTCTTCCGTAGACCGGGCCAACTTCGAGTACAACTGAACCGTTCCCTCGAGACTCCCCCGGGTGTCATTCGCCAGCTTGTAGCTTTCAGCAAATACCGCGTTCAGCTCTTCCTGGCTATCCGTGACAAGCCTTATTTGGCTGCGCAACTCGGTATAGGTGTCGGACGCCTGCACCAGCTCACGGACAAGCAGGCCGGCGCCGACTGTGGCCAACACGGTGCGAAGCCCACGATAGGCCCCGCCCAGCTGATCTGTAGCCCGGGTAAGCTGCTTTGTCTCGCGCTCAGTCTTTCCTGCGGCCGCATCAAATTTCTTGAGGCTGCGCTCCCCCCGGTCAAGGTCAGAGCTATCAACCGCCAGTACCAGTCTTGCCGTTTCGTTCATGCCACGCCTTCGCTCTGATTTGATCCAGACGGCGCAACACGTCCACCTCCCAGGGGAGAAGATGGATTTGCTTCAGTGCTGCCCAGTGATGGATCTCGGTGTAGGTGCAATCGCCCAGCTGACAGAACCACCCCCAGAGGTACTCCATACCTTCCGGGGGCGACTCAATCTTCAGGCTCTTGGGTTTCTTGCCGGTTTGCTTCCAGACCTGTTCCAGTCGCTGGCGCTGGCTGGTACCGGTCTTGGCGTCGGGTAAATCGAGGTCTATTTGCCCTTCCGCCCAGTCGTAGAGTCGCTGGACGGTTTCGTGAAAAAACGGGCATCGTTGGAGGCGTAGCGGTCGATCATGTCCCGCAGCTGGGGCGCCTCACGCAGAAGCTTCTGGACGTTTTCGGGGGTGCACTCCTCTTCAAAGGACCAGTCACCCACCAGGGCGGCGGTCAGGATCACTGTGCGATCCTCTGCTTTCACCTCGCCCTGGCCGGCAATAGCTGCCAGATCGGCCCGATAGGCCTCGGCCTTGGCTTTCTGGAAGCTGTCCGACCATTGAGACCGGATCACCAGATAGTGTTCGGTCTTTTCCCCTTCCGGGGTGCGCAAGGGCACCTTGATGCCCTCGTTCGCCTTATCCCGGGTGAAAAACGCATCCATCCCTACCATTACGCGGCACCTTTGGTGATTACGATTTGGCTCTCTTCGGTTTCATCAAAGAGGGCCATGATGTCCAGAGAAATGGTCACCTCGCCTTCGCCGCTCACGTCCGGCTGCCCGCTGTTGTACTTGATGCGCGGCAGTGTGAAAGCGTAGGCGTTGGTGCCATCACTCAGGGTGAATTCCAGGCTGGATTCAGTCTCGTTGAGGAACTTCTCGTAGAGCGCCTCGGATTCGAACCAGGCAGTGACGGAGCCGGAAAGGTTGGACTGGGCAATGCTCAGGCAGGCGGCAGTGTCAGAACCGACTGTAAACAGAGCTTTCAGGCCGTTTTCCAGGGTCAGAGACAGTTCGGTGATGATGGCGATGGCCGAACCGCCCTCCTCGATGGTTCCGGAGAAACTGTCAAACGGGCTGGATGTGGTCCCCGGGTCATAAGTGGCACCGGCGATAGCGGTCTGGGCCGGAGCATCCATGGAGCGACCAATCAGCCCGAAGTTGCTGGTGATAATCGCGTTCGGCGATACCGTCAGGTTCCAGGTGTTGAATTCGCAGCCCTTGTAGCGCAGGTACTGGCCAATATCGGCAAAGTGGCGCTCGATGGTGAATGGCCGGCGGACAACGCCAGCTTTCAGCTCATCGGTGCCTGCAGTAGGGGTGTCTACCTCCCACGTGCCGCAAAGCACCGCCTCCAGCATGGTGTCGAAGGCGCCGCCGTAGGAGAGCTCACAGTTGATGTCGCCACCGACCTGCTTGTTGCCATGGCGCATGTCAGCGATCTGCCGATCAGGGCGCAGTTCCTGAGACTGGATGGTCTCCTTGGTCAGAGCCAGCGTGGTGCCGGTCTGCCGGATGGGCGTAAAAACGGGAGTTGCCGGTGTGGTCCCGGCAACGGTTTCGGCCACCAGGGCCATAGAGTGGCGAGAGCCATTTGCAGGGCAGCCCATAGGGAACCTCCATCAAAGGGAAAGCCGCGTCTCACGACGTGGGCGCTTGGGCGTCTCACGACGGCCAATAAAAAGGCCCGCTATTGCGGGCCCTGGTAAATGTTCCCGGGTCTCTCCCCCGGGGAGTCACACCACTCGATACTTCGCGCTGATCAGGCGCTTTTCTGCCCCAGGTGTCGGGGATCTTTGGTCCCAGTAGCTAGCTGGATGGCGCTGGTCTCTTTCTCACCCCAGTCCGCAAGGCTTCCCCCGGTGCGCGTCTCACCGGCTCGACCAAATCAATGCACCGCGCCCCCGCGTCTCACGACGGTAGAGCGCAGCGGCTTTAACTGGTTTGAATTTCTGCAGAAACAGAGACGATGCTGGTGTACTTGCTGACTCGCTCGCCAATTGTATTTACCTGCATGTTGTTCACATCCACGCCAACCGAATACATATGGCCAGACTCTTCATGAAATTCCTGGATAGCCCTCTGGACCTTCTCCTGAAGGCATTTCAGCGACTTATCAATGGTGTAGCTCACGGTGTCGGCTCCATAAAAAAGCCCGCTCAGTGGCGGGCCGTGGGGTTTAGGCAAACGCCCGGTTGATCCAGGCGCTGTAATAAATCGTTATCGAAACGCGGCTCCAGTTATCCACCCGGCGCATCGGGCTGATGCCGCAAGAGCGAATCAGAACGCAGAGCGGGACGTAAACGCCGTACTCCTGGTCGATGAAATCCAGGTCCAGCGTTTCTGTTTGTGGTGGAGCCTCGAAACGGGCGCCAGCCTTGAACCGGGCGGCCACTTGATCGGCCTTTGCCAATAGCGGGCTGTCGCCGGTGTTCAGTGGCCAATTCAGGTCAATCTGGAAGACGCCATCGTGACGGTCTTGGCCGGTATCGCCCAGCGTAGCTACGCCCGGCTGTGCCGGCAGCACATGAACCCGCGCCCAAGGCGTGCCCGTCTCAGGGTCAAAGTCTTTGCCGGGCTTTGCCCAGGGCAGCCCAAAATCGCCGCTGATCCACGACTGAACCAGAGCGTTGCGAATATCGAGGAATCTCATACGCGGTTCTTCCGGGCTTCTTCTTCAAACAGGCGCTTAAACCGGGCCACGTTGCGGCGCAGCATGCCCTCCGGGGCCTTGGTGTGGGACCAGCCATCAAACTCAACGCGATAGGCGTAGGGCATGTTATTGCTGAGCATGGTGACACTGCCGCCCTGAATGGCCCGCACAATGGCTTCCATTTCGGCGGTGGTGGCACTGCCATCCTTGTCGGTGCGGCCATTCTCTGCCGATGCGGGGGAGCCTGTTGTGGTTTGCCAGTCACCGCGCAGGCGGCCATCCAGAACCGGGGTGTCCATGATGACCGCCCGAAACAGCCTCAGCTCAACGCCTCGTGCTGTTTGCTCCATCGAGCGCCCGGCCTTCTTCGAGAATGACCGAACATCCGATGCAAAGCTCATTTTCTCACCTGAATCTCATGGAGAAGGGTTTGCCCAGCAGGGCGCAGGGTCTTGATGCGAATAATCGTCCAATCAATACCGTCCACGGTGACCGAATCCGTCACTACCGGGTCAACGTCAAACGGAGCCAGCAGCAACTTGCGGTCGCTGGTGCGGATCTCGTTACCGGCGGCACGGGAATCACCGGCCTCTTTGATTGAGTAGTTCAGCAGCACGCCGTTCGGGGTGAAGCTTTCCGGGGTCTGGCCGGTCACATCACCAGTGAGCGGATCTTCTGTGCCGCCCGTTACGCGGGTAATAGTCACCGGCTGGCCGAACTGCGCCAGAAGCCGCTGCGCTGTGGCCGCCTGTCTGTCGTAAAAGGCACTCATGCCCGGACAGCCAACAGCCCACGGGTTACCAAGAAATCAGCAAACTGCGCACGGCTGGGCCGCTCAGGGGCCGCCCACATCAGCTTGCCGGTATTCTCGATTTGGCCATACTCCACTTCCAGAACGTCTACCTTCTCTTTTGTGACCGGCCCTTGGCGCTGGTCTGGCGGGTTTGTCTGGTCGTTGAATATCTCAGCAGCCAAGGCCATCTGGCCATACTCAATACGCGAGGGGATGTAGTCGTTTGACTGCAGTTGGCCATCTGTCCACACGTTGGAGCGAGGCCACGCCAGCGCCTGGCCAGCATTGGCCCGGTGACCCTTCCATTTCATCACGTTCATCTGGACGGCAGCCTGGCGCAGAAGGGCTTCCTGCTCTGCCTCAGTGTCAGGCACGGTCACACCATAGAGGGTGCCGTAATCAGCAAAATCAGCTGCCGTGGCGTAGCTTTCAGCGTCAGCCTTGCCTGTGCCGTCCTCGATGATAAGGGCCATGCCTGCTCCTGCATTCCGGCTTACCAGAATGCCTCAAATTGGGTAACTGAAAAGGGGGCAAATGCCCCCTTGTTCACTCGCCAGCCTTATCTGCCGGCGCTTTCTTTTCGGCTGGCTTCTTTGCCGGCGCTTTCTTTTCGGTCACCTTCGGCAGATCCTTTTCGGGGGCTGCGTCTTTGCGACCATTCTCGGGCACAAAACGGGCATCCACAATACGGACGCCGGACTTCTGGGCCAGCGCCTTCACATCCTCGTTATAGCGAGTGAAGGGGCCGGGCAGATACCAAACAGGCGCTTTATTCGCCATGGGTCATTACTCCTTACTGAGCAGCGTCGCCAACA